GCCTTCAACAATAGCCTTGCGTTTCTTGCGATCTCCGTGCGCTACATCTACATGGCGGTGAACAGCAAACTTAAACAAGTCGGCTTGCCATGCGGCTTGCATGATGGACACAGGACAGATAACCAATACCCGTCGTATGTATTCCTGCTCAAGCAAATAATCCGATGCCCAGATAGCTGATGCAGTCTTGCCAGTGCCTTGTTCGTTAAAACAAAAAGCGCGTGGGTGCAATGTCAAAAAGGATGATGTTTCCTTCTGATGGTTCATTGGTTTGAAAAGTCCGGGCCAGTTGTAATCGCGCTCAATCGGGGACGGCACATCAGGTAGCCCTAATGTCTTAAGCATCTGTGCTTCCTTTAGCCCCCAATGGACAGCCACCGAACCATCAGTAGTTTCGATGCTTTTAGTAATCGTAGAAAGAATCTTTTGCGGTTCTTCTGTATGAATCAGTAGGTACTTGTTGTCAATTACTTGCATGTTCATACCTTTATCCGAGCCATAGGTGCATACTGGTCAATGACATTGTGAGTTTCTACTTCACCCAAAGCAACAAGACGCTGGGCTACAACATTTAAATAGTCGTCTTCAAGAGGGGTTTCCATAGAAATCCAACGGGTTCCATATGAAAGCATCCAAGCGGCACGAAGTTGTTCCACGGTTAACTCAAACGCTGGATGTTTGCCCAAGTCGGTGCTCTTAAGATTTACTTGTCGTGGATAGCCTTTAAGACTATTCGTGGTATGGGGGCCAATAGTTATAGTTTTTCCAGTGGTTGAACTAGCAAAATGATATGTCCCATGAAGACCCTGTGTGAGGGTCGCCCCCGTCCCGTCGCTACTTAATAGTGTGATCGGATTTACGAGCGTAGGATCGGTTGTTTGTGGCTGATTTAACGCGCAAGTTTGATCTTGTGGTTTTCCCGCCTTTGCTAAGAGGTTTTTTATGATCGACATCTTTTCCATCTCCCTTGTGAACTAATCCTGCTTCTTCCATGATGCGCCGTGCTTTGTTGCGCTCGGCTCTTTTTTTCTTAACGGCGGGCGTGCCGTCGTATGTTTCGTATTCGTGTTTGTATGGTCTTGGCTTATTGACGTAGGGCATAGGGACTCCTAAAGTTTCTTGCTGTTGTGTTCGCAGTCGGTTACAGGGCACCAACCACGGCAGGTAAAGTTTGGTCGAGGGTTCCAAACATCCGTAATCATCGCACTCTCTAGCTGATTTGTCTCGGGTATCCACTTGCTCCAAGCATCAGTTTGTTGATCTGCATTGAACTCGGCGCGAACCAAGTCTTTGACAACCAAGAACATCAGACCAGCCTTGATTGTTTTGACTTGCGGGAAGTGTTTAAAGGTTAGTAGGGACAGCAGTTCGAGTTGTTTCTTGTCGGCGTACCGACTGCTTTTGCTAGTCTTGTAATCAATGATGCGTGCTTTCTCACCATCAATAACCAGTAAGTCAGCAATCCCACGAAACCAAACATCTTTATCTCGGAATCTGCAGGGTTTCATGTTCTTGGTCAAGCCCATCTCATGCTCACATAACTTCTCACCTGACAAGGCTTTCAGTGGGTCTAAGAACGGCTGGATGTAGGCGTACTTTTCTGGTATCGGAGTACCATCACGCACGTATTCTTCTGCTGCCTTGTGAACCGCACTGCCGTAGAGCAAGTGTTCCTGTGGTGGCTCGACGATATCCTTGACGATACGCATCCTGTGGTACTTGCGGGGGCACTGCTGAAACAGCGAGATGCTTGAATACGACCATGTGTAATTCACGTTAAGTTCCATTTCTCAATAGACATTTTCTTACTGCAGTCGCCGTAGTTTTTACCTGCGCCAATCTCACACGCTAGTGGTAGTGTCTCGGCCCATTTAGGTTTCCAACGCATGCACTCATCCACATACTTAATAGCCTCATCGCGCTCTGCTTCGGGTACTACACATGCCACGGCATCATGCACGGTTAAAACTGGCTTATATCTTTTAGATATCTTTAGCATTTGCTCAGCAATCACACAGCGTGCAAGGGCTTGACATAAGTTCTCCACTACCTTGCCGCCGTAGATTCGCACTGTGCCTTTGCGGGTATCGTAGACGTACTGTGCTCGGCCCCGATCATCAACTTCGGTGGCACGCAGATTCATATACTTGAGAGGTAAACCGCTAGGTAGATCATACCCAATTCCGGGAAGAACGCTTACTGCCTGCGGCTGTTTTCCAAATGTAGTAGTAACAAGTTTTTCACTTGACAACGCATCAAGTGTGTTGTGTCCTTCATCCCATAGCGCGGGAATATATGGGAACTCTTGGCGATACACCTTCAAGATATGTTGGCACATGTTGTCGTCCAAACTTACCCCAAAGTTCTTGAGTTGCATCTGAAACTTACGCCAACCCATGCCGTAGCCCGCACCAAGAATTGTTGTCTTACCTACAAAGCGTTCGGAGTCGTTAATGACTGAATCATCTTTGTTATATATCTTTGCCGCCATGATCTTGTACACGTCCAAACCTTTTGTGAACGCGCTTACTAGATCAGCTTGTCCTGATAACCATGCAACGATCCGCGCTTCAATTTGTGAGGAGTCGGCGTCGATCATGATGTACCCTTCGGGTACTACGATAGCAGTCTTGAGAGGTGACTTGCGCGGTATGTTCTGCAAGTTAAGTTTGTCGTCCCCACCCCAACGCCCTGTGTGTGCGGCATAGTATCTCAGGGGTACTGGAAGGCTACCACGCTTCGCTATGGAGATAAATCTTTGCGTGCGTGTCTCTTCTAATGTGGACTTTGTCCCAAGGCGCGCGGCCACAAGCGCTTGCACTCGCTCGTCCCAATGCTCTGCTAGGGCCTTGAACCCTTCATCACTTTTAGCTAAAGCCAACGCCATCTTGCCCGTCGTGGGGCTAACCTTCATGGGTGGTGGAACACCATACTCAATCAGTCGCTCAGCAAACTTCTGATTGGACATAAGAACTTCACGGTCGGCGCATGCCTCAGCGATCAAGGCTTCCTTCTTCTCTTGTACTTGTACAAGATGTTGCTCCAACACAGGTAGATCAAGACGCAAGGTTGGCTCTGTGAACATACGCAAAGTCATATCTATTAGACGTAGCTCAGGCTTTTGAAAGTTTGCTTGTAGGATTTGGAATAGGTCGTAGGTCAGCTTAACGTCGTTCTTGCAATACTCGCCGTATTGTTTTAGGTCTGCCTCAGTGAAGTCGGCGCGACGCTTACTCATTGCCGCAACAACCTCAGTTCCCTTGACCCCTAAGCCGTAACGCTCGGCGGCTTTTGCTAAGCTATTACCTACCTCAGTGCCGTCAACAGCACGAAGCATTGCTAGGGTATCAAGAAGAACTTTTGGTTTAATGCCAAACCGCCACGACAGAATCGCGGCATCGAACATGCAGTTGTGTGCAAGAAGAAAAGACTCACCCCAAGGAAATTGCATAAGCCACTCTTTGGTGGCTTTCATGTCCCCACTAAACCACGCAGTTTCCTCGTCGTTTAATTTAACGCCAACGCCTATGGCTTCAAAACGGTCATCACGAATGTATTCCTCCGTCGTCAGTTTAGATAGAGAGAAGTCTTTGTCATAGAACGTCTCGAAGTCAAGTGCAATTAGGTTCATGTAGTCTTTCTGTTAATCCACCAATGCTTTAGGTCGTACCACATGTCTACCAAACCAATGCACGCCCTATCCAGTAAAGGTATACGACTTTCAAGGTGCGATATCCGTAGTTTTAGCTCGGCGTTTTCTAATAGCAACTCACTGTTGTGCATGGACATAAGGTTCCATGCTTTCTGTACGTCCGCACTTACACCTTTCATTTTCATACGCCACCCACTTTCATAATGCCATACTCGGAACGCTTCCAAAGAAACGCAGTAGACGGTGTAGCCCCAGCACTAAATAACTCTGCTATCGTATAGACATTCTTGTTATGTCTTGGATATCCCGGGCCAACGTATCTCTTCACGTCTCGGTAGTGTGGTAGGTAAGTGATGCCATTTAGTTTATAAACAGCGTACTGATGTAACTCGGTGCGGTCGTCGTCTTTTGCTTTTGTAGTCATTTAGTCACCTCTGGCTGTGGTGAGAACTTAGCAATCTCGCGGTTCAGATACCAACGTGCTTTGCATAGGTCTTCATAGTGACTACCTTTGTGGTCGGCGCGACTAATGTATTTAACTACGTTACCAAGGTTGTAGCCAAACTCTTTTGCGTCGATGAAGTCAATAGTCTCGATACCGCCCACTTTGTAATGTGCGGGGTGATCTACTAATTCAGCTATGCGTTGCTCAGACCTACCCTTACTTACTTCGTAAGCCAAGTCAGCTATAGGCGTATCGCTTGTTACTGCCTCCATAAACTTCCATTTATTTTTTGCCTTTAAGATCGGTGGTAGCAACTCTGTTTGCTTCTTGTTATCCATGTATCGAATGTTGTGTACGTATTGCGCTGTTGCACCAGTGGCGTCGGCGACTACCTGTGCTTTTGCATTTGGGAACTTTGCTAAATACTTACGAACTTTTGCGCTGATCATTGATTTTCTTGCCATAGTTTTCTCCATTAAATTAAAAAGGGGCTTGTTCAAGTTGGGGTGGTGTTTGATGTTTCAATAGTTTTTTATGTAACCTTTCTAGAATCTTTCCGTTTACTCGCTCGAACGGATTCCAACTGCTTGCGCATATTTTCGAGATGGTTTCTTCGTTCTTCATCAATTGTCTCTTGCGAGATAAAGACTTCTTGGGTTGTAAATCTGTGTTCGTTTCCACATTCTCTCCTTCGTGTATGCCCAAATGTGGGCGATTCTCTTGTTGTGATTACTGTCGACCAAGCGTTACAAATAGGGCAT